AAAATAGCCTTGCCTGAGCGCTCGTTGCCCTCTAACCCCAGCGAGGCGTTGTACTGGCCTGTGGTGCCCTTGATGTCCTCTGCAGCCCCCATCTTGGCCTGAATCAGGCCCGTCTGGGCCATCGGCGGCATGGCACGCTGCGGCAAGGGCAGCACGCTGCCCGAGCCGTCAGTCACATCAGGGTTGACCTCAAGGTACGGCCAGTTCTGGGTATTGGCAGTCTTCCACTGCATCTCATACCCTTCAAACTGACCGCCGTAGCCGATGAACGGCGCCTTCGGAGCCAGCGCCAGCATCTCGGCTTCTTGGCTCGTCCAGTAGTTGTACATCCGCTGGGCGTCTTTGGCGTTGCGCACCAGCCCGGAGACGTACAGCCGACCGTCAACCTCGTACTCGTTGCCGACCACCCGCACCACGGGGATGTATTTGCCGGCCCACTCCTGTTCTTCGAGGATCTCGTAGCCGTTGATCTTGCACCACTTGATCTTCTTGCGGTCAGCCTGGCGCGAGCGCAGCGGCTTGCCGAACATCGCTTTGAGCTGCTTGTCCTCGGGCGTGCCGGCAAACGCCGTCTGGTTGCCCGGGTACAGGTTCAGCGTGGCGCGGTCGTAATCGACGTAGAAATACTCGGCGATGCGGATCGTGTTCTCGTTGAGCCACTGGCTCAGCGACTGGTCACCCACGCCTAGGCTCATCAGCGTGTTGGCCGGCGAGGCGTTCGGATACAGCCGGTGGTACTCCTCGCGAGTGATGTCCTCAGTGATGAAGCACCACTTGGCGTCCGAGCCGCACGGGTCTTGGATCAGCGGGTCCATGTAGACCGAAAACGAGTTGCGCACCCGTCCGATCTTGATGTCCTGATTGAACGTGTTGTCGTCGCAGTACTCAGTCAGCAGGCGGATGTAGCCCTCGCCAAACGACACCTGGTTCTCGCAAGCCGTGTCGTAGGCGACGTCAGCGTCGCTGATGTACTCGATGTGCCGCACCACGCCGTCAAAGATCTCCGCGACCTCAACGTCAGCCTTGTCGTCGGCCGGGATCACCTTGCCGCTGGGGCGGTTCTGCCGTTGGTCGTTGGTGACTTGACGGACGTGCTGCGGCAACTTGTTGATCGTCAGGCACGGCCTAGCGTTGATCGTCTGCCCCTGCACCGCACCACGAGTGGCCAAAACGTCCGCTGGCCACTGCCAATGGTTGTCCGGGCTGCCGGCAAAGAACCGCAGGTCGTCGATCTCATCTTCCCGGCTCTCGCTGTAGGCAGAAATGGCCTGATTCAGCCGCTGGCGGGCGGTGGTGAGGACGTCCGCTTCAGACTTGTTTTTGGCGCCGCCGCCGTTGGCCACGGCAGCAGCCGATGTGATGCCGGTGTAGTCAGCCATGTTACTTCTTGCCCTTTGGCGCGGGTTTTGAGCCTGATTTGGCCTGCGCAGCACGCTGGGTGCTGTACGCGATGGCCACGGCCTGTTTCTGAGGCTTTCCAGCCGCCAGTTCGGCCTTCACGTTTTTGCGGAAAGCGGCAGGAGACGCTGATTTGACAAGTGGCATCGTTTTGACCCCTTTTTGGGTGTTACGCACCCATCCAACTTGCAGACATCATGCCTCGATCACGCATTGTAACGGTGCGAGCGCGCTCTTTGTACTCGCGGCTGGCCAGCGGATAGGCGAACGTGACCGCCAGCGCGTCTGCGGCGTCAGGAGAGGCCAGTCCGCGGGCTTTCATGTCCTTTTTCGACTCTAGAAAAATCGTACCGCTGCTGTTGGGTTTGGTTTTGGGCGATATGAGGTCCGACTTCAGTTGCCGGTCGTTGGGCATTGATGCGGTTCTGAGCCAGTCACGCATTGCGCCCCACATCTCGGCGCGCTTGTTGCCCCACATCACTGGGTTCTTGGCCTTCCAGCCGAAGTTCACCCCGCGCACCTTGTAACGCTGCTCTATCAACCGGTCAAGTATGCCGTAGCCCAGCCCACCCTCGTCAAGCACCGTCAGCGCTGGCTTGAACTCCTCGATTGCTTCGATGACGTGTCCGACAACGGTCATGGTGTCATCGCCGCGGTAACGTTTGACCGCTACCAGGTCGCGTCCCTGGCGCACCACAATAACTGTTGCGTCCGCGCCACTACGCGCGGGGTCCACGCCGAGCACAATGGGTGCGTTGGGGTCTTTGTACTTGACCCGCTTCATTGCATCGTCCACCACATGGGGGCTAATGAACTGGTCATCGCCCACCGACGGGAACTCACCGTAGACCTCGATGCGTGCCTCGCGGCTATCCTCACCGTACTCGGCGATGATCTGCTCGTAGATGGCCTTGTCGGTGCCCTCGACCGTGCGCGAGTCGATGTTGCGCGTTGTCCAGAAATCCCGCTTGGCGTTGAAGCACTCGTAGAAGTACCCGGTGTTGCGTCGAGGGTTGCTGAACGCGAGCCAGTACCGATCAACGATGGGCTCGGTGAAGAAGCCCGCGGCCACTGACCAGATCCCGTCCGGAATGCCGCTCGCCTCGTCGAAGATGACCATCATGCCGTCTTGGTTGTGGACCCCGGCGTAGGCATCGGGGTTCTCCTCGGTCCACAGTTTCCCTTCGGCGCCCCAGTAGCGCGTGCCTTTGCGCAGGTCACGCTCGACCAGTGTGGTCAGCCAGGCGGCGGGTACGAGTTTGGTGGCCGACGGCTCCCACCAATGCGAGTTGATGGCCATCGTCGCCCATTTGGTCAGCTCGCCCCAAGTCACGTTGCGCAACTGGCTCTCGCTGTTGGCGCTAACGATCACGCTCGAGCCCAGTCGAGTGGTCAGCATCCACAAGATGAGCCAACTGACCAAGGCCGATTTCCCGATCCCCCGCCCCGAGGCCACGGCAGCACGCAGCGCGTCGAGCACGGCGTCAGGGGTTCTGTTACGCCGAATGTGCTGCGCAATGGTCCTGAGAACCTCACGCTGCCATCTGCGCGGCCCGCTGAAGTGCTCCAGCGGCGTGTTCTTCTGCCCCCACGGGAACGCAAACATGACGAACGTCTCAGGATCGTCACTCACCTGTGGCGACCACAACTGACTCATGAGCATCTGCTCCTCGTCAGGGGCGTAGCGTGGCTGTTGCGCCATCAGTTGTCATCCTCTGTGGGTTTGTGTTCGATGTAGTCAACCGCTTCTTCTACATTCATCAGCACACGCGAGCGTGCCTGTTCTAGTGCTGCGGTGATGCTGATCGATTGTGCAATCTCGACTTGCTTGATGTCGCCGTACTGTTTGCGATTGTCAGCGCCCATCAGCCACTTGTAAGTGTCGATCTTGAGCTTGGACCGCTGTACGTCCTCGGCGGCATCCTCAGCCTCGGCAATCTCGATGATCCTGCCTGCCCACCACTCGGTGCGCAACTCTTTGGCTTCCTTGTACCGCTCGTAACGCTGGGGGTCACGTTTGATCCAGCGCCAGAACGCGTCGTACTCGATGCTGCGCAGATCCTCGCTGACGATCGACTTCAGCGTTCTACCCTGCGTCATCTCCGACAGCACCCGCTCGAACATGGCCGAAAAGGTAGCGTCAAGCAACTCTTTGGTCACACGACGATGTTCGACTGGGCTGACTGGAGAAATCGGTGACTGGGTTGGGAGCAGTTGCGACGGTGCGCCTGTTAACCAGTCAGGATTTTCCTGGATTTCCTGTGTCTGCATCGCCCGAGTGTACTACGAGTGTGCGACGCTGCGTCAAGGTTGTAGGTGAGGAGGGATTGTTCAATGGCTTAATGGATTATTGGAAAAAATAAAAAATGGTGCGTGGTGTCTTCATTTTTGATTCATCGGGTCGCCGGCCCTCCCCTCCCCCCAGCATCGGTAGCCCCAGTGAGTCAATGCATCCAGGGCGCAGCCCGTCGCCACCAGGGCGCAGCCCGTCGCCACCAGGGCGTCAATGATCCATTGGCGCAGCCACCAGGGCGCATCCAGGGTGCAATGGGTCAAGGGTTAGCGCAATGGCACGGGCTAGTGTGTCAATGGGTGCGGGAATCGGGGGGGTGTGACAAGGTGACTTTGATAGTTCGAATTTGAGGGTTAGAGACCTTTTTTAATTTAGTCCGTCACGCACCCCCTCGCTCCCAGTCACACTGTCGCAGGTTGCACCGGGTCAATCCGCCCTTGTCAGTCAGTGACACAAAGGGGCTTGCACTCGTTGAAACAACCATGCTA